ACCGGACTGACGGTCTTTGGTCTGCAATGCATTCGGTTTCAGCGCATTGCTCCGGTGTGAGGTTAATGAAGCGCATGTCTGATGCTTTATCCAGCGGCTTATCGTTAATTCTTCGGACAATTCCCGATAAAAGATAGCATACCTGCGTAAGGGTCGATTCTTCTTCCATTATGCCTTCCTTATGTCTGACAGTTTGAGCTTCTTCCGGGGTTCCGCTGTGGTGATATGCGTCCCCTGCCGTTCGGACAGCTTTATGCGGCCTTTCTTCTTCAGCACGACGGCTCCGAACTCCGGCAGGCTGCATCCGAGCATAGACCCGCACACCGCGCATCCCGCAAGGCAGTCCAGCCAGTGGTTGTCGTGGTGTTCAGGCTTCAGCTTCCATTCGTCCACCGTGCGGCCGCGACCGGAGGTCTTGACTCGGTATTCCGCAGTCAGATGTTCCGCAAGGAGCTGGTGAACGCCGGGAATGCGCCCGTAGAGCGTGAGGGAACCTTTGTCGCCTATAGCCACAGCGAGGCGGGCATGGACAAAGCTCTTCCAAAAGTTCGAATCATAGATGACGTGCCGGACAGCACGTTTCTTTGCAACACTCGGCATCATCCAGTTAAAGCCCAGGCGGTCGCCCGGCTGCTTGCGGTATTCTGTCATCGGTTTTGAACTCGCGCCGACATAGCGTCCGTGGCTCGGCAGGACGATTCCGGCAAACCTGGATTCACGGCAGAATTCGTACACCAAATCTGTACTTTGCCCCCAGTTTGCGTCGATCAGCGCCCGCTCGATCCTCAACACGGCTCCGTCCTCGCGCTCCCATTCACGGCCGAGCAGGTCGTCCGTTAAGGCGGTCAGAGCGGCGTACAACCCGCCCTCAAGACCTGTCCGCGGGAACTCGCTCTGGATGGTCGGATTGGCATCCGCGAGGGAGAATTCGCGCCTGTGCTGGTCAGGCCAGGAGCCATAATCAACGATGCTCCCGGTGAAGTTCTCTGCCCATGCCGTTACCACATAAAACAGTAATGCCTTCTGCACGTCGATGAACAGCGTCACCCGGTCGCAGGCCAGCGGAACCTTGTTATGCGGAAGCCCGTTGATCTTTGCACAGATGGCGTCGATGGAGAGAATCTCCTCGCCGCCCGTGTCTTCGGGAAGCGGGTCATTCTGGTACTCCGCGGCAAATGCAATCTCATCCTGGAACTTCAAATTCATTGCATGCTGAAGCGCGCTGATTTCGTCGTGGTTATACCGTGCCTCCCAGCTGACCTTCGCCCCTTCGTCCATTTCTTTCCGGTGCGCTTCGTAAAACTCGGTCGCTCTTCGAAAGTTGCCCTCTTCCCGCAGAGCCTCTGCCCGAATCTCGGCATACTGCTCCCACAGTTTCATGTTCTTCGGGAATTCGTAAATCATCTTCGTGCGCTCCCCGTTCCAATCCGGATGCGTTTGGCGATTCAAGATGATATCGGCCATGTCGCCGGGACGAATGATCGTGCATGGCATAATCCCGGAGATTTTCTGTCCGGGTCCCGCAAGACCGAGGATGTCGCCCGCAAGCACACGGACACGCTTGCGCGTCTGTTCAAGGGAACCGGCGCTCTCACTCGTTTGCGGATCATCAATGATCACAAGGCTCGGTCGCACACTGCGCCCATCCGGTCTTTTATACTTCATGCCGCGGATTCGGCCTGTGATCCCGGCCACACGCACAACGATGCCGCTTGCCGCACTGCCTTTGATGGTCGGCAGCACGATTTCATTGCTCGTCCATGTGATTCGGGTTCGTTCTCCATGGTACAGCTGACCGGCACATCTGTTGGCAATGCCGTCGAGCTGCTGAATCGGGAAACACACCTCCGGGAAGTCTTCGGCAAGATGTTCGTTCACCTCCAGTTCAGTCATGAGGGAGTCGAGCAGTTCCAACGCTGCTGATTCCGTCGCGCCGATGAGCATGACGAACTCACGGTGACCGTAGAGCATCGACCAGATGGCAGCGACCTCTGTGAGGCTACTCTTCCCAGAGCCGCGCGGCATGGCCAGAGCAAACAGGCCACCCCTCAGAACCGCCGTTTCGATTTTATGAATTGCTTTGAGGTGATCAGGTGACCATTCCAGCGAGAACGTTTCCGGGAAATAGTCCTCGCAGAAGAGGCGGAAGTTTGTTCGGCACTGTTTCTTCCTCTCCGGGTTCACAACTTCCGGCAACTCGCCGATATCGCGGCCAGCCATTGCCATGGCGAGATTTCTGTTTCGTGCCGCATTTTTCTTTTCCTCATACGTCAACGGCGTCATGCTCTGACGCAGCATAAGTTCGGCACGGAGCCAGGCTGCGTACTTGAACAGATTCACCGTCTGCCCGCCGTCATCGCTGATACGGAAGCCCGCACGGTCACGATGCCGCCTGAGCTGGCGATCGTTCAGCACCGCCATCAGCGGGGTCGTATTCACGATGCGGACGATTTCAATCGGCTTGAGCTTGGTCGGGTTCATTGGCATTGTTGTTGATCTCCTTCAGTATCCACGCCATGTAGTGTATGAAATTGACTGTGCCGTCGGCGTTGCGTGGAGCGCCCGCATCGAAGTCACTGTGCAGAAGTTCCAAGGTCATATCCCGGTAGCCGGACTTGACCAGAACGTCCACGACCTGTTCCGGCGTCAAAGCCAGCAGGTTCCGTTGTTTCTCCATAAAAAATGTTGATCCTTTCTTCGTTTTTCGACTGGAATAAATTCAAAAGCATGCTCCGGTCGGAATGACTGGGTTTTAATTCGATTTAATCTGGTTTTTAGTGCAATTTCGGCTGGATAAAACCGAAACATGCGCTTTAAGTAATGTCGTCCGCTCGAATAAGCTCACAAACAACATTCAACAGGAGGTAATCCATGAGCAACATCAGCGAAGTCAAAGTCGGAAGCCTTATCCGCGTCAAGGTCGGCAAGAACCTCATCCTTGCCGAGGTCGTCGAAATCCTCGAAAACGGATTCCGTGTGCAGAGCCTCTCCACGTACAAGGAATTCAACGTGCCGGAGAGCCGGGTTCAGCTCGATAGGGAACAGCCCGCGCCCGCCAGTGCGGAATCGCAGGCCGAAGTGGCGGCGCAGACCGAGCAGGAGTCCGCAGAAGCTGCAGAGCCGGAACCGCAGGCCGAGCAGACCGAAAACACCGTGGCCACCGAGCAGGAAGCCTCCACCATCGAGGCAGAGCCGCCCACCGTCGAGGTCGTCCCCGAAGGCGAGACCGAGGAGTTTACTCCCTCTGGCGAAGACGAGGAAGACGAGTACGCCATCAATCCCGCGCACGAATCCGACAAGCCCGTCAAACGTCTGTCCCTGCTTGATGCGGCCGTTATCGTCCTCAAGACTGCCGGACCCGATCACCCGATGAATTGCAAAGAGATTCTCGAAGCCATCGTCGAACGTCAGCTTTGGGCATCGACTCCCGGCAAGACGCCAGAGCAGACCCTTTACGGAAGCATCTTCCGTGAGATCAACACGAAGGAGCATCCCCGCATCGCAAAGAGCAACGTCAAGGGCAAGTTCGTAATCGTAAATTGACAAAACAGCGTCAAATGTTCATCAACTGATGCAGAAAAGCAAAAAAATGAGGGAGACAGCCGGATATGCCCCGACTGCCTCCCGATTCATTCTTCCTTCCGCCAGGCAAAGATCCCCCAGATAGCAAACGCCAAGTGAACGGTGTCCAGCACTGCGCGGCTGAACAGACCCGATGCGACGTCGAAGCCGAGCCAGGCGATGTTCCCGACCGCCCATAGGTAGAAGCACAAAATGTTCTTCCTGACGTTCAGCACTGTTCCCGCGAGGCTGATGAATGTGAAGATCCAGGTGAATGTCGCCATCATGTGAACAGTCCGTTTCTGCACATCTGCGCGAACCTCGGCTCCCGCAGGCGGAAGATCTTTATGATCTCGTCTGGGCTGATGCTCTCGCGGTACGCCAGGAGTTCGTTGCCCTGCCTGTCGGTGAACACGACGAGGATTTCAGGCGAGCCGATGCGACAGGAAATCGCGCAGAACACCTCCGGGCATTCCGGGTGCTCCTTGATGTAGGACAGAGCACGGGCGCGAGCGAGCAGATTCAAACTGAGGTCGGCTTTCGTGCCGTCCTTCGTCCAGGGCGAGCCGCCACCGATGCGACAGTTCCCACCGTAAAAATCGACGGCAAGCTTGCGACCAGTGATGCCGCAGTCTCCGATTGGCCCATGCTTCACGAACTTGCCCGTGCCGTTGACGTGCAGTTTGTATTCCCGGCTGCCGTTGCAGCAAAACGCAACCGCGTTTGCAATGTCGGCGTCGAAGTGACGGTGGTTCATCGGAATGGCGACCACGATTTCGTCGATCCGGTCGTCCTGCATCGTGACCTGCGTTTTGATGTCGATGCCCGCATACCGAGTATCGTACAAATGTAAGCCAATCTTCCTTGCCAGCCACCAGTCTTTCGGCATGTAGTCCGTCTCCGGGGTATTGGTCGCCATGCCCCAGAAAATACCCTGATCGCCCCAGCCGGACTTGTTCACGCCCTGTGCGATGTCGGGTGACTGCTGGCTGATATGCTCCGCGACCAGAACATTATTTCCGCTGATGGTGTTCTCTTCTCCCCAGAACAGCTGGTATGCCCGCGTGTACCCGATCTGATTGACCG